GTCCGCATGGGTGGCTCCATGTGGTCTGAAACCACCACCTAGCAGATACACGTTTCGCACGTGCAGCCGGGAGTCTTCCTAAGCGCACCAGGCACCTCGTCAGGACTAGGGAGTGGGAGATCCCACCACCTAGAACTAGCGAGGTACCGAAGTGCGCCCTCGGAAGGCTCTTTGCTGCCGGATTTTGCGAAATCAGTGTAGCCGGCCTTGTCCTGATCAGGGATAAGGCCCGCAGCTGGAATGCCTGTAAATATGTCCTTTAATGTACATCGTCCGAAGAGGGACACATCTCTATAAAATTCCACCAATGTAGAAACTCCTTTGACGAGACCGACAGGTATTGTTGGTTCCACACGCCCCAGCACCTCGGTAAGATTACCGGGTATGCCGTAGCGGGGGGGTATATAGCTGAGAAGCTCCTCCAAGGGCCGGGTGAAGGTACAGGCCGCGGATGCGTCCCAAACCTTAAACCAGCCCTTGAAGTTAGTAAGCTCCTCAGCATCCCCAACCTTCATGTCCTCGTCGGTGGCCTCGGCAAGGGCCCTCCAAAGGGAGGGCCCATAGCCGCCCAGCCGGGTCTTAAAACCCCACTCGTCGATGAGCTCCTTTCTTTCATCGCTCTCCTCTTTCAACCTCACTTCAAGCTTTGCCGCCTTTGCCATGCCTTTCTGCACCCACTTGGGAATTTTGATGGCTCTCATTCTCCTCATCGGGGCCTCACCGGCCTCGATCTTTCCACGCAACCAAGTCGCTAGCTGTGCCTGTCGATGACTGACATAGGTATGCGTCTTGGGACCCGTTTTAGGGGTCCTGCCGATCTTCATAGGGAGATCGCAGTGGTAGGGGAGCCCGAGGCCACCAAGGCACTCGGGGAGCCAATAACTCATACCAGGTGGGGCCTTGGCAAGCAGTGGCTTTTGACGCCGTATAAAGACACTCATCATGTGCTTCCGCTCCTCATCGCCAAATCCTTTGACAAACTCACGAGCTGAGCTGCCAAGGTCTGACCAATGTCGGTCCTCCGCACCTTTACTTTTCACCTGAGAACAGAGTGAAAAGTTCCAGTACGGGACCTGGACAAGGCCCTTCCCCTCCCAAATGAAATTTGTGGAGTTGATTTGAAGGAACCTCGAGGAGTAGTAGCACTTGCCGATGCTGGGCGCGAGCCCGGCACAGGCGGAGTATCTTTCCCAGAGCAGTTTTTGCTTAGGGGTGAAATGCATCACACAGTCGTCGCCATTTACCAACAAGGGCATGTCGCGAAATTTTGTCGCACATTCGGCCCAATCACCATGCCGGAAAGCCAAGCCGCACAAGGCGGCGTTAACGAGACAGAGGATCGGAAAGCTCAAGGGAGATCCCATGAGCTGACCGTTCCACTGATCGATCACTGTCTTCGGCAACCCTTTCTCGGGTTTAAAGTGAATTTTGTGACCTACTAGGGCCTTCGAACCTAGACGACGGAGCCAACCGGGGATACCGGTTAAGGCGCACACTTCGTTCCAGGCGGTCCTAGAGAGGGCCTGCCTCAAGTTGTCGGTGGCAGCTGAATAATCACCTGATAACCACCTCGCCTGGGCCTCATCCTTCTCAAGGTGAGGCCTCATCTTTTCGACGAGGTAGTCGTTTAGTACTTGGTCGTCCACCGGACGGCCAATCAGTACAAAGGTGGGGTGTTGGGAGAGGGTTTTCCACATGAAGTCCTGTGCAGACATGCACGCATAGTACTCGAGCGCCGGGCCTGCAGTAACCGTTCGAACCTTCAGAGGTTCGAGCAGAAACGAGGGCTTACAGTCAAAGCTAGGGTCGGTAAGGAGCTTCCTGGTCACTGCCTCATGAAGCGGATGGTACGCCTCGCCACGACGTTCAATCACCCCACAATGGGGGTGGTAGAACATCGCGTCAAGGAACGCGCCAATTCGCATTGAGAGCAGTGGCTTTATAACGGAAGCAGCTCCACTGGCCTTTCGCCCTGAGTCGAAGTGACCCGAGATTGATGGCATCGCGGTCTTACCTTTGAAGGTTCGACCGCGGAACACCTCTCGCACCACGTCGCGGATAGACTCGAGTATAGCGTCATCGACCCCTTCGTTGGGGTCGGTCTTCCAGCCTGGTACACGACCAAACGGCTGGGTTCGCACAGTAGCTTTGGACTTCATGGATTTTTCATATTTTTCGCGGGTTTGGAATACCGCCAGGGTGGATGGAACCGGTGATCCCTTCTTCATGTTGGCTATGGTACTCGCAGCGGATAAGGCCTCTCGACGGAGGCGACGCGGAGCTTTGGTACCTGGCTCAAGTGCCTGACGGCGTGCATGAAGGAAGCTTCTAAGGAATCTTTTCAAGACCGAGACACCCAGACACATCCTCAGAGCAGCGTTTTCGATAGGTTCGTCGTCAACACACTGCACACTCGCGGCCGCTCCCGGAAACGGGGGTAACGCTTGGTGTGTTATGTGAGAGAACATGGACGCGTAAAACCACTTCATGAATGGCTCCACGGAGCAAGAACTGCTCAGATCCAGCCAGATGGCTAGGGTCCCGTCCATAACCTCCTGCTCTAGGGGGTGCATCTTGAATGCGTCGGTCATGTTGACCGTAAACCATTTGAGATGTGCCCTCAGCAGCTGGGCCTTTTCGGCCAGCTGTTGGGCAGAGTTGTTGGACATTGTAATTTAACAGGTCTTTCGGGCTGATATCAGTCCGGGAGGCTACCTTCCAGCTAGACGATTGGCTTTGGCTAATCGTCCTGACAGTCTTCAATCGTAGATAACTACGATTCGGTGAC